GCAAACGGTGCCATAGAGTCAACAATTTGTAGTGCGCGCTGACGACGGAATCCATCATTCATTGGGACAGTAGAACCTGCCTCAACATTAAAGTCAAATTCCCCATCAATGTAACTAGGACCGAACTTAACCCAAGCCCACTTACCTGGCTTATCTAGTACACGGACAGTTTGGTCTTCTGTCATGAACTGTTGGGCTAGTTTGATAAGGCGTGATGCAACTTTGGCAATACCCTTTTCAATGATGGTTAGTTTCTCTGCTGCACGACTGTCTGCTCCACCCTGCAAGATGGTTGCTTCTGTAGCCGTACGGCGAACTTCTGGCAATACACCACGCTGGTAATCAGAGATACCTGACACTCTGTCCATATCTGCCTGAATAAGTGATGACTGATTATAAAAGTCAGGTGGGTTAATTAGGGCAGGCATCGGGTAAACGACATTAGAAATGTTCTCATCACCCTTAACAGGAACCATGGCGTTGTCCTCATCTGAGGAAAGTGCAGCACGACCGAAGTCATCAAAGGCATTTTCCTTAAACAAGTACTTACGGCTGTAACGCTTACGGTGGTTCATCATCTGGGTACGAGTCTCGTTGAGTTCGTATTGCAACGGTTCAATAGCCTCTAGTTCACCCATTGGGTAGAAGAAACCTGGAATGTCATAGTTCCGTAACATTGTAAAAGGATGACCAAAAGCAAAAGGAATGTCTTGGGGCTTTACTAGGAACTTGTCTCCGCCATCAGCAGAGAACACACACATAGTCTTCTTGGCAATGTCGTAATACTCAACAATGTCGCAATATGCTTCTTGACTGTTGATGTCACTGTAAAGAGTCTGTGAACGTCCAGAACCATTTGTTTGCCATGTGTCTGTGTAAGAACTAGCAGTTACTTCTTGACGAGCCGAATAGTCATAACGCTTATCGTTCTTGACGTCCTTAAGAGGGCGACGAATACGTTGAGCAATCCAGCGAATATCCTTCATCGTGGTGCCTTGACTGTCAACAAACATATTGAACGGGTCTATGCGCTCAATGAATGGGCGGTCTTCCGTAACAACAATGTCAGTTTCAGCAAAGTTAGTAGGCTTATCTTTATCCGCTGCTTCGTCGTCCGTGTCTTCTATGACAACATCTTCTTCAACGTAACGGTAACCAGACTTAACCCATCCGTGACCAATAATCAAAAAGTCTCGTACTGCTAACTGAAACTCTTCTTGGCACTCGTAGTGTTCCCACCAGTAGTTGACAATTGCTTCAGCAATAACTGACTGGTCAGCGTCCTCTGGTCCGCGAGGACTAACAATAATCTTTGGGCGACCAATAGATACTGATGGATACAGGATGTTAATAGTAGCAAAAGCCATGTTGACAAGCATTCTGTCAAAGGGGACAGCGTTGTTATATTGCTTTCCGCGGTACAAGTTGATAAGACGTGCCCACGTTTGTGAATAGTTGTCGGTAACTATACGTCGTGAATTACCGTATCGTTGACGGTACTCATTGAGTAGTTCCGAGTGTGATTGCCTAGCCATATTTATTTCTCCTTCATAGAAACTAAGCCTTCACCTATGGCTGCCAAACGACAGTAACCACCAGGCTTGACTTTGATTGTAATAATGTGACAGTTCTTTTCTTCGGGGCAATAGAATGCACAGTTGCCACACATGACTCCCTTAGATGCATTTTCTTTGTTATCTTCTGGACCGACATAACCAACATAGATTCCGTTGTCGTCTTCGTCTGACAACTTGCCGTACTTCTCAACGATTTCGTGCAGGCTTGCTACATACATTGATTCTGCTGGAGCCAACTTGATTACTGGGTTTGTTACGTACTCCATACCATCTTCTTCTGATTCACCTGATGCTTCGCCAACGTTGATTGCGATAGTAAAGGCTTTGCCCATTGGTGTGTCATCGTATTTCATTCTGTTTCTCCTAAAAGTCGGTTTACTCTTTCATAGAATGCCTGTGAACTAACGCGCAATTGTTTGCGGATTGCTTCTTTATTTGCTCTACCCTGCACCATTTTAAGAAGTGCAGCGTCATCTATTTCATTAAAAGCGGCTAAGGCAGAATCGCCTCGTCCAGGAATACGCGTGCCAGCGTTTTGAATCTCACTCAACCTGTTTTGCCAGAGTTTAAAGTCTGGACTCCCAAGAGCCTTTCGGGCATCAATAGTGCCAAGTTGGCGAATCAATTCTACAATTTGGTCATCGTTTAACATATTCAAACGTTGATTAGCCCATGGGTCACCAATACCTGCCATACCTGAGTCGCGGACAACTTGTGGTAATGTTTCTCCTGCAAATTTGCGTTGTAAAGCATCATCAAGTACTTGGCTTACTGCTTCCTTAAAAGGAATTCCAACATCATTCAGTTTTTGTGCTTCCTGTATAATAAATCGGTATTCATTTTCATTAACATATTGCAGAATTTCGTCACGAATAAGGTCAGGCGGATTCATCCGTTGTCCCGCAATTCTTGATGCTGCAAAAGCCTCTACCTGTGGGTATAACACTGGGTCATTTAACATCTCAACAAGCGTTATATCAGGACTGAAACTAGACAATGGGTCATTAGGATTGCCTTGTGCACGAACAATCTTGTCTCGTATGTAGTTGTAAGCAAACGTAGCATTGCCATCACCAATGGCATCTGGGACACCTGGTTTGGCGGAGTTTGTAAATATCTTTCGCAATGCAGCGTCATCGCCCATTTCCATAACACGACGACGAGCAAAAAGGTCTTGTAGTGCTTCTGCGGTTAATGGAATGCCACCCTCAATAACTTTCTGTGACCCTGTTACGGCAAGTGATTGGCTGGTTGGAATATTAATATCGGTTCCTGTACGAGACTTTGGGCTTCGTGTAAAATAAGCAGCAGGGGGATTATCGTAAAGAACATCAAACATTCCAGTATTGGTCATCTGACGATTACCTAGTATTCCTTCAATAATTCCTGGTTGAGTAGCGTCCCACATATAACTATTCCCAGGAATTGAGTCACCACCGACAGTAGTTCCCTGACCTGCTTGACGAGGAATAATACTTTTTGTGCCAGCGGGCAAATCTCCAGGCACATTGACGTGGATGCCATACTCGTAAGGATTAAAGCGCGCACCTGGGTTTGTAATATTATTTCTAACTGCAGAAGTACCAGCAGTCATTCCAGCCTTTGCTACCGAACCAACAGCAATGGCATTAAGGATGTCTTCTAAGGCAGTAGAAAATAACTTACCTTCACGATAGTCATTGATGTAATTAATACCTGGTTCTTTGGTATCAACATAAGGTAGAACGTCAACAAGGTTTGAGCCTGTGCTTACAATACTCTTACCCATCCCAATAGGGATACTTTGAATACCTTCTGTTAGAATTAAGTTACTCAGGTCTTCACTTTGTTGTGTGCCAGGAATAAACGATGCTCCTGTATTGTATAACATGGAACCAAGACCTTTAACATTACCCCAAAAACTACCGTCTGGTTTAGGTTGAGTAATTGGACCAGCGGCTTCGGTCATAATTGGAATATCTGAAACTGGCGTTGTTCCACTAAAACCTTGAGATGCTGCATATTGTAAAAAGGCAAGACGACGACGTTCTGCTTCTCTTTCCATTTCATCTGCTGAAGCCATTACTTGTCCTTTCTCTTATTTTGCGCTTCTGGTTGCAACAATATGTACTGACGCTGTTCCGCTGGTATAAGTACTCATGCGAGCACGAAAGTATGGTAACCCAGTAATATTTACACTTCCAAGAACGTTCCCGTTTGTTGTGTGATGTAACTGATTTGCGTTATTATCTGTACTGTGTGTTATTGCTTGATGTTCCCAGTTGGTGCCATCAAGTGACGATTCAAATGTAATAATGCCAGCCCATGTTCCATATACTTGAACCTTAATGTTGTCACAGTGAGTTGTTTCTCCCAAAACTGTTGCATTAAGTGCTGACAGTGTTCCTAGCACATCTCCAGGTACGTACATTAATAAGGCATACCTTTTGCTGGGCTAGGCTTTTTTGCTGCTGGCGTACCAGCCTTGGGCTGATTAAAAGTACCATCTGATTCTCGTGGGTCTACTTGAATCGTTCCTGGTACGCTCTTCTTTCCATTCGGTACTTTCATACCGCTTTTCGCAGCAGCAGCAGCAAGGGCAGCCTTCTTTTTGGCTAGTGCATCAGCATCCATAGCAGCATCTTTGCCTGCTAGTGCATCTTCGTAAGCCTTTTCTATTGATGATTTATCGGGCATTTTGTTTCTCCTTAAAGGGTTGAGGTATTACATTGTTGGGGGAAGAGATTCCCCAGGTAGTACGCCAGGGCGTGGTTTGCGAGGTGCTGGGTTACGCTTAGGCAACGGCAACTTAGGTTTTACATTGTCTGCGCGAGAATCTCTGATTGCCTGAGCCTGTTCTGCTGACATCTTCTTCTTGGGTGCTGGACCCATTAAAGTGCCAGGAGCAAAACC